CGGAGAAGGAACTTTAATACGAACTGTACCGTCAGTATAATCGTCTCTTTTACGTCTACCAAGTTGCTCTGCAGCAAACTTTTGTACCTCTTGTTTATATTTATTTTCATATAATGTCAACATATCTATTGGACCTTTTAGATAAGAAAATGCTTCTACTAAGCAAGCATATAATAATCCATTTCCAAAGTATTGACTTATGTAAGTTGTTGTATTTGAACCAGAAAGACCAGTTGGAATAGCCTCATAATGAATTTTGAATACATATGTATCATCTGGTGCAGGAGATAAAAATAATCTTCCTGAAGTTGTATCAGTTATACCTGTTGCTCCACCAAACATAGCATAATATTTTGGTTTAGCTCTAGCTGCTGATTCTGTAGATGGTTCAAATTCTTGTAAATATGTTTCGTCTTTTTTCTCCAACCAAGTATTTGCACCTGTAGAAGTTGATGTTGAATCATAAACTTGTACACCTTTTACAAATAAAGTTTGAGCAGGTACGTTAATTGTATTTTGTCCTGTAACTAAATTACCAATAGATTGTTTTTTATATGCATCAATTGGTACATCTCTTAAAATTCTAAGTTCAGAGTTTTCAATAAACTGATCAGTAATAGTAGCAGTTAAAACATTTGTATCTGTTTCAGTATAATTTTGAATCGCTGTTGTTAATGTTGCATATGTAAATCCAGCCATTATTTAATATCCCCTTTATGCTTTAAACGTATCTTTTTTTGTTTTGCAGTTTCTTCATACATCTCAAGATGAGGGTCCTGTTTTTCAGGTTTAAAAATATTTTTTATCCAATTCCAAATTTTATTTATCATGCTTGTATCGTTATAGGCCCAACGGAACAACCGTAGCCTCCTCCTTTTATATTACCTGTTGTAGCAGTATTTGTGTCAACTGTAAAAAAGAAAAAATTAGTTACTAAATAATCATTTGATGCATCTCTTGCACCATCTTTATATTTTCCAGTTCTTATTGTGTATCCAGCTGCTTTTGCAATATTAGATCCCGATATACCATCAAAACTTTCAGGGTCAGCATAAACAAAACCACTTCCTGCAGAAGTAGTTGGTGGTCCTCTAAATCTATATGCAGTATTATCTGTTAAACCATGACCAGGTGAAAATACATTTATAATACTAGATCCTGCTTGATATGTTTCAAAACCATTATCAGGTATTCTTACCGTTGTAGCAGGTTCCGTTCTATCTGGTCTAACATTTAATAATGCAACACCATCACCACCAATTGGTTTTGGTTCAAGTTGTGGCTGCTTAGGTTCATACTCTGTGTAATGAACAAAAGAACCATTCCATTCTCTTACCATTTCTTTATACGGAAACTCCATACCTGATCTATCAGATATTGCTTTAGCGTGTTTTCCTATTGCATATTTTGACATTATGCTCCTGGGTAATAAGCTTTAGGTGTAATAAATGTACTTGAGGCTGAACCATCTTCGGCTAATGCTCTAGCTAATTCATCTTCATAATATAGTTTCATTTGTTGCACTAATTGGGGTTGATATTTTTGTGCTAAATAAAAAGCTAAACCTGAAGTCATACACGGTACAAATCTAAAAGGTAGGTCTGTTGCATTTGTATAATCACCTACATCTTGAATTCTATTTATATAATAGAAATGCATATCTTTAGATGCATTAGTAGAATCAGGTGTTGGATAAATACTAATACTAACATGATCAATAAATCTTTGTACCCAATATTGATTAGGTGTACCTTGTGAAAGTTTATTTGAAAAAGCTGCATAAGTTGATCTATCAACCTTAGTCATTGGACTATCGGATTGAGTAGTCTGAGTTCTATTATTTCTTAACTGTGCTTCAAGGACATCGGAGATTCCATAAATACCATTAGGATTTGAAGTAGCACTTGTACCATCTGCAGCTGATCTAAAAAATTTATATTCAGCTTGTCCTTCAATTAAATCAAGATCTAATTCACCCACTTCCCAATAGTGAATACCTCTATTACCCCATTCTTGAAATAAGATATTAAGAGATCTTCTTGCTGATCTTAATTGATTTCCTGAAACAGCTTGTAAGCCAATACGTTCAAAAGCATCTTCTATTATTTCATCAATAGAAAAAGTTTTATCGAAAGTTGTAGTTCCAGAAGTAGTATTAGCCATGAGCTTACGCTCCTGTTATAGTTACTGTAACGCTTCCGCCTGCTCCAGCTAAATTGTAAACAACACCATTTTCAAACTTGATACCAGAACCTGGAATATAAACTTCTAGTCCTTCTGTACCGTAATTATAAGTTGCAACTAAATTACCTGCTGCTGCTTCGCCTGCAGTTGCTGCATCATAAAGTTTTAAAACAGAACTAGCTATTCCTTTTCCTTGAATAGAAGTAATTCTAGTTCTAGCTCCTCTTGCTAAAGTGTCTGCTCCAATTGTTGCCATGTTCAATGTCTTTTGATCTGAATCCATATTTTCTCCTTAAAATTTTATGTGGGGCCTAAGCCCCACACTAATTATTTATTACGCTGCAAATGCAAACGCACCAGTAACAGCTGCTGCTGCACCAGTAAATTCAGTTGCAATGTGCCAAGTACCATCTTCAAAACACATGAAAGCAATTTTTCCACCTGTTGTAAGAAGGTTAGTAGCTGCATCAGCTGGAGTGAATACTAATTGTGTTTCACCTGCTGTTGAAGTATCAAAAGTTACTTCATTTGCCGCTCTTGATTCAATCAAAGAACCAGTTGCCCACACGTCAGATCCTGCTGCATTAAAAGTAAGAGTAGCAGTTCCGCCTGCTGTATCTTTAGCTTGAACGTAAACTGCAATTGCACCTCTAGTCGCTGCTGGTAATGCTACAGCACATGCTGCTGCACCTGTGTAGTCTACAGTAGCAATAACCCCATCAGCGATAGAAATATTTGCTGCTGTTGCTGTGTCAGCTAAAAGTAAACCTGTAAGATCAGGCATGCCTGAACTCATTCTAGTTGTAACTGCACCTGTTGTTGCATTTTTAGTAGCCATTTGAAAGCCACCTTCAGAACGTACTGGTCCTGAAAAAGTAGTATTTGCCATGATATTCTCCTAGTTAAATTCTACATGGTCTCTAGGCTGTCGACTATACTGCGTCCATGCAGAATATTAATTTATGTATAGTGTAAAAAGTATATACTAGTTTTGAGTAGAGTGCAAGAGAGCCTGTAGTGTGGAGTGGAATTTTTCCAACGATGTAGCTTTTTATTAAGTAGCTACTGAAACTTCAGGAGCAGAACTTTCAACGTTGTTCTGATTGTGAGCGATTCTAGCTTCTTCAAGCTTGATATCTGTGATGATTTGTTTGACTTTATCGTCAATTCTAACCATCTCAAGAGTGTATCTGTTATGATCCAGATGCTCCTGTTCCCACTTCAACTCCAAGGACCTTTTTGCTTTGTATAGGTCTTGTATCATCTATAACCTCCTCATAGGTTATTCTATTTACCTTGTCGTCATAACTAACTCCAAGGTTTTCCCAAACTATACTGTTTTCTCCAAGTTTGTCAAGGATTGATTGTTCCAGGTCTGTTGGGGAATCTTTTGAATCAACTGTAAATTTTGCGTGATGATTATACGCCCAAATGTTGACTAAAAATTTTTTCATGAATCTCACCGTTTATTATGAAAATGTGGCCGAACTATGTCCGGCCACAAAATTTATTGATTATGCACCTTCAACGCCGAAGATACCTCTAGGGTCTGATACGCCGAAGCTGTATCTTTCTCTAGCTTTATATCTAACGTTTCCAGTATCAAAGTCGCCTTCCATTGCAGTTGTCAATGGTGCTCTGTTGAACATTTTCATTCCATTAGGAATGTCTGTTAAGATATAGAATGCATCAGAGTCAGTTAAATAGTTATTAACTCTGTATCCTTGCGGAATCATACCCATAGATACGATTGCATTGATATCGTTATCAGCTGTTCCAGTTCTACCTTGAGACTTCATCAATCTTTCAGCTGTGAATTGTAGCTCAGAAGGAATAATCATTTTTACTCCTCTAGCTGCGATTCTTAAACCTCTTTCGTCAGTCATTGCAGCGATGTCGATTAAAGACTGCTCCAATGAAGTTTCGTTAAGGTCAGCTTGAGTTGCTAAAGTGTTAGAAAAAGTACCAGCCACTGTTGGGTGAGCTGTGTTAAATAAACTAACACCGTCACCTGAATCAAAGTTATCCGTAGTTGGAAGACCTTGAATTAGAGGCTCGACTGATTTTACTTGTTTAGCATTACTCATAGATCTAGCTAAAGCTTTTGTATATCTAGACGCAAGTCTATCATACAAGTTGTCCTCAATCGCTTCTTCAGTGATTGCGAACGCTAAAGCTACAGTCTCGTGAGTGTAACGAGCTGTGAAAGTTTCTTGTGCTTCATCAAATGATACACCTGAACCTTCACCTTTTACTTGTGCGTTTGCGAAACCAGATAACATAACTTCTTCTTCAAAAGCTCTGTCAGATGATTCCTCAGTATAAATCTCAGAATGCTGATTTTCATACCTTTTATATTCCAAGCCGAACAGTGCGTTCAAACCTGGCTCTAGTTCTTTAACTAGTTGTGATCGTGATATTGCCATTTTTGTTCTCCTATTCTAGCTTTACGATTGTAGCTCAATTAGATTAGCAACTACTACTACAGATCTGAAAGCCGCATTTTCATCGTTTTCAGGATCTTCAGCAGATCTTAATAATCTCCATGAGTCTGCATCAGCACTTGTATCTCCGATATCTAACGTAGCTGAAGACATACCAGTAGTTGTACTACCAGCAGATACATTCATATCATACGTTTCTAAATATCCAGCTTGTGCTACTGCATCATCAGTCGCTACTACATATTGTTGTTGTGGGTTATCGAATACAAATGCATCGATATCTTCTGAGTTTGCTGGTGTTACTTGAACGTAATGATTCGCAAACGTCGGCTTTAAAGTTGTAGCCGCGTTGTAAAATATTCCATTAAGCACGCCTAAGACAGGAGTTGCAGTTCCTTGTCCTTCGACGATGTAACCAGCAGCAGAAGCAACAGCACCACCATGATATATAGTGGTAGCATAACCCGCATCGATTTTGTATTTGCCTTGACCAGAAGTCGCTGGCGTTGAGCCAAGAGTTCCTGCAGGGATCAAACCAAAACCTTGTGTGTTTCTATTTGCCATAGTTGTTTCTCCTTATGTACCTGTCCCAAAGGGTCAGATACGGTTTAATTTAAATCAGTGATTTAGAAATAGTTAAAAAATTATTTCTTAGTACCACCGAAGGTTACACGAGATTGCCTATCAACATTGATCGGCATTCTGCTATCCTGCTCCTTCATTAAATCGTTTCTTACAGCTTCGTCTCTTTGTTTATGACGGTCAGTCATATACGCTTGTCTTTGCTTCGCGATTTCTTCAGGTACCTTCGCAAGTAGAAGGCCTCCAACTCCAACAACTCCCTTGTATTTCCCGTCTTCAACGGTCGGATAGTCAGATGCATTTTCGACTTCTTCAGATCTTACTAGTTCATATCCTTCTCTTAAACGTCCAGATATGTTTTTCGTATCTTGAAAGCCAACGCTTTCTGCTCTTATCCATCTATACCTGAAACCATCAGGTGCAGGGGGTGCGTCTAGAGCTGACGGATGGACCCAAACTTTTGGCCTTTCAGTCTTTGACCTAGTTTGACTCGCACGAGAAGTAGTTTTATTTTCTTTTTCCATACGCTTATGCCTCCTTCGTGAGTTTTAATTGTTTTGCGTAGTCTTCGAGTGGCACTCCTAATTTTTTAGCTATTGCTACTTGAGAAGAAGTGAGTCTCACAGTTTTGCGTCCAGGTTTTACGCTTCTTGAAGCAGATGCAACCGTTTGCACGGGAGCGGACGTTTTCTCTTCTGTAGTATTACCAAATCTAGCAGGAAAGTCAACTTTCATTCTTCGGTCTATCTCTTGATAATATTCCTCTGAAGTTGTATCATAACCTTCATTCTCCAAATCTTGGTGGTGCGCTATGGCTGTATTAGTCATGGCTCTATTACTTCCGAACCATGTGTTTTTAGCAGCCCAAGCTTCCGCTTTTGGATCTGGCATTGGTGTACTTTCAGGTTGAGGCTGTGCAATGTTTCCACTGTCAGCAGATTGTACAGTTGGTTCTGCACTAACCTGTTCTTTACTTTGTTTTGCTTGTTTAATCCTAGCATTCTCAAAAGAGAGTTCTGCTATTCTTTTGTTTGCTGCAATTTGAGCTTTTGCGTCTTGTGTTTCAATAGCGGTTGCGAGTTCTCGCTCTGCAGCCTCTAATCCAGCACTAACATTTTTCTCAAATTTATCTAAATAATCTAAGTCTGTTTTTTGAAAACGAGAATAATCTTGTTTTCTTTTTTCTTCAACTGACCTAGCATATTCTATAGCAGCTTGTTCTCTCCGTTCTGCTTCTCTCATCTTACGAGTAAGTTTAGCAATTCGCGATTGAACACCTTTACTATATTCTTCTAATTTTCCGTCGTCCTTTTTTACTTCTTCTTGTTTCGTTGTTTCTTGATTTTGAACATCCAACTGCTCATCAGATTTCTCAGATGAATCATTGGACTCAGTATTGTTTTCAACTGTTTCATTTTCTACCTCGATTTCGTTTTCTTTTTTATCCTCTTGCAGATCAATTTCTGCGCCTGGACCCGATGTATCAATATCAACAGTTTTGTTTTCTTCTGGCATAGCTACTCCTTCCTATGTTTAGAACTCATGCAAGATGTCCTCTGGACTATCAATTGTTGCTAACACTTCGTCGTCGTTTAGCAGACGTATTTCCCCACCATCGATCTTGATCCGTGAACCAGCGTAACGTGCAAACATTACCCATTCATTGACCTTGCACCATGGACCATCAGGATATCTCTCCTTATCCTTATAACAATCTGGACCCATAGCTAAAACCAAACCACATTGTGATGCAACTTGTTGCTTCTCTAATGTAGTTTCGGCTAATACTAATCCACCTTTAGTTTTCTCTTTCATTTTAAAAGGTAAAACTAAAAGTCTCCAACCCGTAGGTTGTGGAATTTTTGCTTTTACTTCTTCTTCTTTTTTCTCTGATTTTTTTACACCAATAAGATCATTGTTTGGTGTTAATATCGATGACTGTTCCTTCATTATGCTCCTTATCGTTTAGCAGGTTAGAGATTTCCTGATGCACTGATTCCAATGCATTGATTTGTCCTATTATATACTTGTAATTTTCCATATTGTCAACACCACCTGAAGTGACTGATATAGACAATTGTTCTACTCTTGAGTTTAAAAATCTAATAAGTTTATTAATTACTGTTTCTAATTGCATTATTTCTTTGCTACCTTTCCTGTGTTTTCACCTTTTTTTATTATATAGTCTTGAGTACCATTCGCACCCGTTTCTACTTCTTTCTTCAAATACTTAAACAAGTTCATTTCTTTTAACTTCTTTTCAGCATGTTTCTTAAAAGACTCTAATACTTTCGTATCTCTCATTAACAATTCCACTTTCTTAATGATTTGTTAATTCTTGAATTTGGATCTCTTGCTGTTTTAGCTGAAGTCAATCTTTTCTTCATCCCAGTCATCCTCGCGCAAAAACTCTTTCGCCTCTTGGCAGCTTTAGATCCTTTTTTTAATTTTGATGGTTTAGTAGTGACTGCTGTTTTTAATTTTGATCCAGGGTTCGCGGCTCTATAAGATGCAACGCCTTTTTTATTTAATCCACCAGATTCAGACTTACCTTCTTTTCTGGTCCACGCTGGACTTCCACCTTTTTTAAAATCTTGTCTCACTAAACAATTCCTCCAAATGCCATTTTCTTTCTTTTAGTAAATGTTGCAACGTTAGTTGGTTTACCGCCTGGATTACCCGCTGCTCTTTTTCGTCTGACAGCACTCGCCTTTTCTGAGCTTGTCATTCGTGTGGCTTTTGCAAGTGGGACGCATTTTGGATATTTCCTCTTCGAGCCTTTGCTTCTCCCGCACGGTTGGTACTTGCCGTCCTTCTTCGGAGCTCCGATGTCTACCCATTTCTCTGAAACCCATTTTCTTAGTCCCATTATGAATTCTTTCCGTAAGCTCTCCCTTTTCCTTTTGAAGCTAGCTTACACATACCACCTGATTTTAACATAACTCTATCAGGCATCATTCTTCCACCACCCATCATCTTTTTTCTTTTCTTTCCACCAGGTGTTATCTTACCTGAACATACTCCTGATGCATACATATTCGCATATGCAGATGGATATACTTTAAACTTTCTTTTAGCTGCGGCTTTTCCTTTGGCACAAAGTTTAGCCATATTAAAAACCTTTCTTTGCTAACTTAGGTTTACCATGTATTAAACCACCTTTAGCTTTATATCTTGGTTTAGGTTTTCTTTTAAGATTAGAGTAATCTATTTTGTATCCATCATCAGGTGTTCCTGGAGTTTGTTTAGCCTCTTTAGCTCTTTTCTGAAATTTTTTTGTTTCCTTACTAAACTTTTCTTCTCGTTTTTTAAGTTGATCTTTTTCAAGACTCATTATGCACCTACAAATTTTTTAATCTTTTTAGAAGTTTTGCCAGATAGTTCAGGCATTATTTTATTTGGTTTTTCACCTTTTAAAAGTGTTGAGTATTTTTTACCTTTGTGTGTAAAAGTTTTTTTACCAGATTTTCTAGCAAGTTTAAAAGCTGCACCTTTTTCAGAAAGTTGTTTACTAGTATCTCCAACACGAGCTCTTTCTCTGTCAGACATTCTTTTCTTAGCTGCTTTAACTTCTGCTGCTGTCTTTGTAGAATATTCTAATTTACCTTTAGTCTTGTCATCTCTAGTTGATGTAAAAGTTTTTTTACCTTTTTTCTTTGCATCTGAAAATTGTTCACTAAAAGTTGGTGCAAGTTTTTTTCTAATCTTTCCAAAGAAAGATCTGACTTTACCAGGTTTCTTTACGCCGCCACCTCTTTTATATCCTTTAGGTGTAACTTGATTATTATATAAATTATTTGCCATGGACTTTTCCTCCTTTTTTCATGTAACCCATTTTGTTTCTGACTTTAGTTGGTAGTTTTTTTAAACCTTTGTTATCAGCAGGGACAGCTTTTAATGAACCACCACCCATTTTTTTAACTCTTCTTTTAGAAGATTTTACAGTCATAGATTTTGCTTTTTCTTGAGCCTCTGGTATTAGTCCTTTTGCTCTTCCACCATCCATTTTTTTAACTCTATTTTGATCTTGAATATTAGATTTCATTTTATTAATTGTTTTTTTAGATCCAAAAGCTTCTACTAAAGCACGTCCAAGTTTAATATCTCCTCTTACTTTTCCACCTTTTTTTAATTCAATTGGTTTACCATCATACTTACCATAACTTTTAAAAATATCTGCTGCAGAAGAACCAGATTTTTTACCTGGCTTAGAATTTTTCATT